AGGGAGACCGAGGGGAGGGCCTGACAAAACAGATTTACTCGAAAATCGCACGAGGTGTAGCGGAAGGGGGTGTAGGTATGGCGAGCAAAAGGAAGATTAAACGGGACTTGTTAGATCAACTCGAACGGCAGGGGGTATATGGTAGCCATTACCTAGACCTTGTCGATGATTACATGGCTCTCTGGGAAATCAAGAACGATTTGATCAAGGACATCAAAGAACGAGGCGTTACCACAAAGTATCAGAACGGCGCTAACCAGTGGGGGTACAAGAAGAATGACAGCGTTGCGGAACTGAACAAGACGAACGCACAGATGTTGAAGCTCTTGAGCGAACTAGGGTTGAAGGCCACTAACTTTGAAGCAGATGATACTGATGACGAGGAAATGTAGCCACAAGTATATTGACGACTATCTTGAGGCTATTGAGAGTGGAAAGACGCCAGCCCCCAAAGAAATACACCAGGCCATTCACCTGATTCGGTCAAGGTTGGCCGAACCCGGCGTGTATCACGACGCAGAGAAAACAGAGAAGGCTGTCGAGCTCATTGAGCGTTACTTCGACATGACCTTGATACCATGGGAGCTCTTACTACTTGCTCTAGTACACTGTTACTACGAAGACGGGACGCTGGTATTTGACACCTTCCTTTTGGTTATCGGCAGAGGGAATGGTAAAAATGGGTTCATATCCGCTTTGGCGTGGTACTTAACCACGCATTTTCACGGCATCAAGGGATATAACGTAGATATCATCGCCAACAGCCAAGACCAGGCCAAGACATCGTTCGAAGATATCTACGAGGTGCTAGAACAAAAATGGGCCAAGTTGAAGAAGTTTTTTTACAAGACCAAGGAACTCATTAAGAACATAAAGACCAACTCATACATCAAGTACAACACCTCTAATTCCCGCACCAAAGACGGGAAGCGGAGTGCATGCTTAATCTTTGACGAAGTGCACGAATATGAAACGTGGGATCTGATCAACGTGTTTAGAAGCGGATTTGGGAAGAGGAAACACTCCCGAATCTTTTATATCACCACCAACGGCTATGTGCGGGGCGGGGTTTTGGATGAGCTGCTTGAAATATCCGAGAAAATCCTAACCGGCGAGATTACCAACCTACGAATGTTACCTCTAATTTTCAAGATTGACGAAGAGGAAGAGTGGGAAGATCCAACGATGTGGGAAAAAGCAAACCCATCTTTGCCTTACTTCCCAGAACTTCGCCACCAAATGGAGCAAGATTATGAGTTGGCTAAACATCAGCCGAGCATGGCAGCCGAGTTTATGACAAAACGTATGAATATGCCGGCGGTTGAAAATTATGCACTGGTAGCTCCGTGGCCCAAGATACAAGCCACCAATCAGCCGATACCCTTTGATAAACTTAAAGGGATGCAATGCATCGGGGCTGTTGACTACGCCCAGATCACAGACTTCGCTGGCGTGGGCCTCTTGTTTAAGTATAACGGTAAGAGGTACTGGCTCAATCATACGTTTGTTTGCGATAAAGCGTTAAAAGCGGAGAGTAGATCCGTCAAAGCCCCTATACAAGAGTGGGCGGACGCGGGAATGGTGACGATTGTTCGGGACATTATCAGCCCTGATTATATCGCCCAATGGTTTGTGGAGATGGCTAAACTCTACCACATCACGAACATTGTGGCGGACAGCTATCGCATTAGCGTCTTACAGGAGAAATTCCAAGAGGTAGGACTGCCGCTCAAAGAGATACGGAGTGGGCCCATAACGCACGCCAAAGTAGCCCCGCTCGTAGAAACCATGTTTGCGGAGGAAACCATAGTCTTTGGCGACTCGCCGCCGATGCGATGGATGACGAATAACTGTTGCGTTGTCTTGGATGCAAAAGGGAACACAACGTATCACAAGATCGAACCAAAAACCCGCAAAACTGACGGGTTTTTTGCTTTGATACACGCATTAACCCAAGATGGAGAATTGGCTGACAGCGATGGTTCATTTCTCGACCTTGGTGTTTACATTTACTGATAAAGGGGGTGGATGGGTGATTATAAAGGACTGGCTGAATGTACTCTTTGGCCGCAAGCCCACCCAAAATGAAGCAATTTTCATCGGCAACCTTGCCACCGAAGTCTTTTTCAAAGAGTTAGCTCTGCAGGCTAGTATCAATCTGATTGCCAACACGCTTGCCAAGGGCGAATTCCTGACATTCGAGGGAGGCAAGCAAGTCCGAAGCGAAAACTACTACTTGCTCAACGTGGAACCGAACCAAAACGAAAGTGCTAACAAGTTTTGGCGGGATGTTGTCGCCAAGGCTATTCACGAAAATGAGTGCCTGGTCGTACAACACAACTTAAAATTCTACGTGGCCGACAGTTTCGCCGTTGACGAGTATGCCTTCTACGAAAACGTCTACAAAGACATCGTGATTGGCGACCTACAACTAGACCGGGCGTTCCGGGAATCGGAAGTGTTTCATTTTGAACTTCACGACCAACGAATCAAAACGGTCATAGACGGTCTGTACTCATCGTACGCGAAACTGATCGCCACAAGCCAATCAAACTACAAGCGTAACAACTCTGTTCGAGGCACGCTGAACTTGGATACGAGCTATCCACAGACAGAGCAAGCAAATAAAGACTTAAAGGACTTGTTGGAAAACAGGTTCAAGAAGTTCTTCGACGCGGAGGGGCCCGCCATCGTCCCCTTAGCGAAGGGCATGAAGTTTGAAGAACTAGCGTCAAATATCGGCGTGAAGTCTGGTGCGGACGGACGAGAAATCAGGAACTTTATTGACGACATCTTTGACTTTGTTGCCATCGCCTTACAAATTCCGCCCCAATTACTAAAGGGAAGTGTGGCTGACACCGATAAGGCGGTCAACAACTTCCTGACGTTTTGCATAAATCCCTGGGCGAAGATGATCGAAACTGAGATTAACCGGAAGTTGTATGGAAAGAAAGCATACCTAGGGCGCACGTACTGTAAGCTCGACACCACAAGAATCAAGGCCGTTGACATCAAAGACGTGGCTAATGCACTTGATGTGTTAACCAGAATCGGCGCATACTGCGTTGACGATAGCCTTATTACCCTTGGTATGGAACCGCTGAATACCGAGTGGAGCCAAACTAGGTGGATGACCAAGAACTACACACCAATCACAGAAGCAGCGAAAGGTGGTGGTTAACGTTGTAAGACAAGCCACCACTAAAACTTTATAGAGAGGAGCGATGGAATGAGGAAATACTACCAAGTCGCCACCCAGGAAGCCGAGGCGTCTATTCACATCTACGGCGACATTGTATCTGATGGCTGGGATTGCTTTGACAGTGACGTTACCAGCTTTGGATTGGTCAAAGAAATCGAGGCACTAGACGTTGATGCCGTTAATGTCTACATCAACTCTTATGGCGGAGAGGTTGCGGAGGGTCTGGCAATCTACAACGCCCTACGCAGACACAAAGCTAAAGTCAAGACCTACTGCGATGGTTTCGCGTGCTCGGCCGCCAGCGTTGTTTTTATGGCTGGCGATGAGAGAGTCATGTCTACTGCGTCCCTGCTGATGATTCACAATGCTTGGATGTGGACTGCCGGCGATCCCAATGAACTCCGCAAGCAAGCAGACGACCTGGAGAAAATCACGCAAGCGTCCATTAACGCCTATTTGACCCACGTCAACGTCAATGAAGAAGAACTCAGACAGATGCTCAATGAGGAAACGTGGTTGTCGGCAAGCGATGCGCTTGAAAAGGGTTTTTGTACGATGATTGTCGAGGACCCTGCAAGCAAGAAAGCCGCTAACCAGAGCGTCAAGAAGAAGCTAGTCCAATTGATTCTAAACAGCAAGGAACCGATTCCCGAGCCTGAGCCGCAAGAGCCAGAGCAGGAACCAGATCCCGAGCCTGTTGAGAATACACCACAAAAACTACTAAATGCCCTATTCGGGCAACGAAAGGAATGGTAACATGTTTAATCCAGATACACTCGCAAAGCAAAAAGCCGAAATTATGGTCAAGCTCCACGAAGCCATGCAATCCGGCGATGAAGAGAGGTTTACTCAGGCCTTTACGGAGTACACCGACATGCTCCAAGACGCTGTAATGGCAGAAGCCAAGGGAATGGTGCAGGCAGCTGACAACCAAATCCTTGTAGGTCGCGGAGCAAGACCGCTAACCAGCGAAGAAAACTCGTATTACCAGAAACTAATCGGAGCCCTGCAGGACAAGAATCCCCAGCAGGCACTGACTTTAATTGATGAGACTCTTCCCAAGACCGTAATTGATGCGGTTTTCGAGGACATTACCGAAGCGCACCCCCTACTTCAAGCAATCAACTTCCAAAACACCGGTATCTTGACCGAGATTATCGTCAGCACCATTGATGGGCGTTTCTTGGCACACTGGGGCGACTTGTGTGACACGATCACCAGAGAGCTGTCGGCTGGTTTTGATACGGTAGACCTCCGTCATGCCAAGCTGTCTGCGTTCATTCCCGTCTGCAAAGCCATGCTGGACATCGGACCTGTTTGGATTGATCGCTATGTTCGCACGATTCTCGGCGAAGCTATCGCCAATGGTTTGGAAAAAGCCATCGTTGATGGTACTGGCGTTAAGTCCCCTGTGGGTATGAGACGTGATCCAAATGGAGTATTCCATGCACAAAACGGGTATCCGCTCACGGTACCAATGGTGCTGAATGAAATCACTCCCGAAACCTGGGGTGGAATCCTTGCCGAACTGTCCGTTAGCCCGAACGGGTTGCAGAGAACCATCAGCGAGGTACTTTTGGTAGTGAACCCTGTCGACTACTTTACAAAGCTTATGCCATCCACGACTGTGATGGTTGATGGTCGCTGGGTCAACAACATCTTCCCATTCCCGACTCGTGTTGTGCAATCCGTATGGGTGCCACAAAATGAGATGGTGATCGGGCTTGGTCGTCGTTACTTCTTCGGTCTTGGAACGGGCGAAGGTGGCAAGATTGAATACAGCGATCACGTGAAGTTCCTAGAAG